TCTGTCGCATGCTTTAAGGCAGCAGCTACAGCATCGCTGGTTATTTCGCCTTTTTCCATCATATCCCTCAAATCATTATATGATTTTCCGGTCATTTTTACGAGTTCCTTCATCGGGTTAAATCCGGCCTGGACAAACTGATTCAAATCCTGTCCCTGTAATTTTCCTGCTGCACTTACCTGACCAAATACAAGAGCAAGGCTATTCAGTTTTTCAACGGAACCCATAGAGATGTCTCCTAATTCTTTCAGATAGGTCATGACATCCTTGCTGTCCACTCCAAAGTTAAGCATCATCTGTGATGCTTTTTCGAGATTCATCGTCGAGAATGGAGTAGCAGCAGCATAGTCATTGATCTGTCTCAGAAGGGCTGCCGCTTTTTTCTCCGATCCAACAAGGACCTCAAAGGCAACGGTAGTCTGTTCGGTCTGTGCTCCGATCTTGGCTATTGCTCCGATACCGGCAGCAGCAAGGACATAAGGGTTGGAGAGGAATTGCATGCCGGGGATTGCCATAAGCGATCCCTTGAAATTCGAGAAGCTGAAGGCCTGACGTATCCGTGCCCCTGCAGTGGTAGCCTTACGGGATATAGTATCCAGTTGCTGGCTCGTCTGCTGTGCCACATTAACTACATTGCCTTTGTCGGCCTGCAGTTTGATCAGAAATGTCAGTACGCTGTTATCCATTATTAGCCTTTGCTTCCATTTTTCGGATGTCAATCAAGTAACGAATTGTCCATGCCCACTCTTCGTCACTCAATGTGTCGGGATCGAGATGCATATAATAACGGAGTAGTGTGTTGAGGAATAATACATCTCCACCGTCTGCATCATCGACTCCGGCATCCTCTAGAGTTTTTTTATTTCAGCCTCCTTTACTTGCAGGACTTCTTCCATTTTGCTGATTGCGCCGAGGAATAAGTCATCCTGTGTCTGTATTTCCTCGTCTCCGGCCACCCAAAGATTTTTGAGCATTACCTCACTCATCTTAATGGGATCTTTTAGGACACTAGCATAACTAAGGTCCTTTCGGGTCGGGCGATGGAGGATACAGGTTTTCCCACCAACGGTGATCTCAAACAGATCACCGTGTTTCTTTTTCCATTCTGCTATTTGTTCTTTTTTAAAATTCATTTTAAAACTTATTTAAATGGTTTTTGAACAGTGTTCAAATTAAACTGTTTTCTGGTCGACATAAATAATCGGCAGGGTCTTTTCCTGGAATTTGTCACCCTGCTTCCATTCTGTGTTGTCTTCTGTGAATTCACAGCCGATCAACATATCAGTAGTAATGGCATCTCCGTTAGACGGGTTGCCGTAACTGACTACCATATCGAAACTGGAAGTAAGGATATCACCTCCCGCTGCTTGTTTCATTGCTTCGTATTCGGACTGCAATAGTCCGATCTCTCCGTCATGGGTGACATTTCCCCTCTGTATGCCTACAGGTTTGTTACCTTTAGCATGGAGTAACTCTTTTTCCATCTTCGAAGAGTACTTAACAGAACGCAGTCCGGTAACATTTCTCCCGGCCAGAATAACCGTTATGTCAGCCCATTCATATTCTCTTGTATTAACCATATCAATTCATTTTAAACGGTTGTGACGTCAAATCCTAGATTGACATCAATATATCTGGCATATCCAAATGGACGTACTTTAAGAGTTACCTCTACCTTAGATGTACTGACCACATTCTGCGTTTCGTCGATGAAACATACGCATCCGTCTCCGTCACTTCCTGCACTGAGTTCGCCTTCTGCTGTCATATTGCTGTCAATGGCATTAACAACGGTCTGTTGCCAACTCTTTACAACGGCGGTCTGCAAAGTTCCGTTCTCGTTGACTTCCAACTCGTCCAGCAACTCGTTAATAAGAGTAGTATAACAGATTCGATATGCCTTGTCAATGACACGCCTTGCTGTCAGATGAGCATAGTCATCCGTCAACTCACAGGCCATTCGGTCATCGCAAAAGTAATACCCGGTCTTTCCTACATATTTGGTCGGGATAATATATCCCTTGTCATAGATAGATGCAACAAGAGACGGAGAATCGTCAATCTTCTGGCTTCCGATATACATCTGTGCAGGTGCCAAAGCACCGTCCTTGACACGACCGATATTGCGCTGTACCGGTATACTTGCAATACGTCCGAGCAATGTTCCGACGCATGCTCCCTTGCTGGCACTTTCGGTGTCTCCAAGGAGTACGGCGCATCGATTGTTGGTATCTGTTGAAAAATCATGTAGCGTCTTGGTGCTGTCGAAATTACGACCTTCCAGGGCAACAAAAAGAGGTGCATAGAGTTCTGTCGTGGCCCATTCTGCGAGCTGTTGTGCTTTTGGTAAGGCTGTCAATACATCAGGGTCTATACCGTCAGCACTTTCGGCTGTAGTTTCCGTATTGACGTTTGCTACAGCAATACCCTTCAGCGTTCCGTTGAGTTTCGTGATCAGATCACGGATATATCCTGCATCCGTCTTGGTATAGTCGCATAGATCAGTCATGGTTTCGGTTGGCGAAACACCATAGAGTACGAGTTTCGTACCGGTTTCCGCCTCGTCATAGAATTCGGCGACATGCTTGTACAGTTCGGCATTGTTTACCGATGTAACTCCCAGTGCTGCCAAATCATCCATACCGGTAACTGTATAGGCCTTGTTGAGTACAAAAGTACTCGCTACAGCCACAGCTCCGATGACCAGGGCCATCAGCCCGTCTGTAGTCTCTGCTACAGTTCCGAGCTGGCCGTTCAGATAATTAATTTTTACGCGTGGTAACATATCAATATCTTTTATGTTAAGCAGGAGTATTTTCCATCAATACGCATACTCCCTTGTTGTCGTAACGGCGCTGAGCACCACCGACGCGCATCAAGAAGGAATAGATATCACCATAATAGAGAGGATCATCCATCCGGTCGAACATTTTAAGGTCTCCGATTGCTCGGCTGACACAATCCTGTTGCCAGGCAAGAGCAGCTGCGACTTCTGTAGCCTGATTTGTCGCATCCCATTTAAGCAATGCACCGGCAGCTGTAAGTCGGAGTACTTTCGATCGCTGAATGACATCAAATCCATACAGATTTCCCATAATTCCTTTCTGGACATCTGCTGACGCCAAAAACGCCGGAAGCTCTTTATCTGTCAGATTGTTTATTAGATCATTATACATCCGTGGATCAAGCAAAAGGGTACGTCCAACCATCGGCACATCATCCTCATTAAATCGAGTAGATATACTTAATACATCATCTTTTGTGATTTTAAGTCTTGTACCTGTAGCATCAGATGATGTATGAGCCGGAGCGGCTATACCAGTTGTCTTAATATATTTTGATACCGTTGTCGGCATCCATCTATACAACAGATTTTGAGCAGCTTCTTTTTGTAGTTGCTGACGGTCATTAGATAATACTGACATACGTTTGTCATAAGACAATTCGACAGTCTCTACATTTGGGATATACACTGGATTAGTAGTCAGCTCATCTACATCATATGTAAGCTCATTATCGACACGTTTTGCAGCACTTTCCGCAGGTAATGTACTCCTATTTGTCTGCACACCGCTTGGTTCGCCTGCATTTGGGACATGGACGGTCTTGTTGGTGACGAAGGCGGAATCATCTACTGACTTGGATGCGAAAGAATCATCCGGAAAGAAATTGTCCTGGATAGTATTCAGCCAGATTTGTTTGTTTAATGCCATTTTATTCTATTTTAAAATATTTATATAATTTGGATTACTCTTTGTAATCCACGCCGTATTTGGCCTTGTACTTCATTTTGAATGAATCAAGGTCTTTGTTTTTAAGGTCAGCAAGCATACCGGCCTTGTCTAGTTCGTCCCAGGTCTTTCCTTCGAATCCGGCTTTATCCTCAGCCGAAAATACAGCAGCTGCACGGACAGACTTTTTCGCAGTCATGCTGTTGATCAGTGCTTCCGTATTTTTGCGGTCACTGTTCATCAGGGCCGTCATCGTCGGAATCTGCTCCTGGGTAATCTTACCATCAGCAACGGCCTTATTCAAAAAGTCTGTCACTTTCTCTTTCTGCAATTCTGCAATTTGATTCTTATATGAATCATTTGCCTGTTCAAGAGCTTCGATTTTCACCTTTTCGCTCTCCAGTTGTCTGATTTGAGCCACAACGGCTGTTCCATCCGCAGCATTGCTAAAGGATGGAATCTGTTTAATGTCATCAATTAATGCCATATCTTCATCGTTTTGATTTTTCGGCCAGTTGATTAGCCGGTTGTTAAAATAATTATATATTTCATCTGAGGTAGTAGGAGCAGGAGCATCATCTTCCGCTGTCGGTGCGAGATTATATATACCGTCAGCAAGTTTCATGTTTACAGCTTCTGCAGCATCTATCCAGTGGTCTTTACCGTCAAAATACTCATTTACCACATCCTGAGGTTTTTTGCCGCATCTTCCGGATATCATCGTGGCAAGGTCACTTTGCAATTTGTCCATCTGGGTGGCAATCTGCCGCAAGTCATCAGCACTCCCGTATGTCCCTCCGGAGACGTTATGTAACATTAGTTTTGAATAAGGACTCATATAGAGAGGTTTTCCGCATAAAGCAATGATACCCGCTATACTTGCAGCAACGCCGTCTATATATATGGTAATGTCGCTCGTACTCTGACAGAGGGCATTGTAGATGGCCATTCCGCAGAACACGTCTCCTCCTCGAGAATTGATACGGACATCAATATGCTTGTACTGTTCCTGCAGCTCGAGCAGCTCGTTGACCACTCTTGCGCTGTCCACTTCCATCCGTTCACCTACATCTCCATATAAGAGGATGGCGACGGTATCAGGGCCAGGGATAATGTTGAAGAATTTTGTTTTCATACCTCGATTTTCCGACAAATTTAGTTGTGTTTTCTGTACTTTCCAAATGCTGTTTTTATCATAGCGTTTGTGGACATTATCATAGTGTCAATGGGCATTATCATAAAATACGAATTTTGATTTGTCACCTTTTTATACGAAATTTGTAGGAAAATTATAACAAAAAATGGCAAAGACAAACATTGATAAAAAGGATATTGCAAAGTCCCTGTATGTCAACGGAAACTATACGCATGAAGAGATTGCGCAAAAAGTGGAAACAACCAGGCAGACCGTATCCAGATGGATTCGGGAGGGACATTGGGATGAACTGAAGGCATCCTATACCATTACTCCTGCACAGATACTTGCAGGACTGAACAGGCAGATTATCGAGATCAACAATAATATCAATGCCAGGGACGAAGGCAAACGTTTTGCTTCCGTGGCGGAAGCAGACACGCTGTCAAAACTGGCAGCAGCTGTGAAAAAAATCGAGTCGGATATCGGTATATCTGATATCGTTAATGTCGCTATCAAGTTCACGAACTGGCTCCGGCCGTTGGATTTGGATATGGCAAAGAAATTCAATAACCTGTTGGATACATTCTTAAAGGATCAGATGCAATGACGATAGAAGATAAGAAAGCACTCCAACGGTGGGAAGATCATCATAAGGCTCTCGCTTCCGATATTCCTGTTGATGACACGCTGTCAAAACGGGACATTGAATCCATGCGCGTCAAGCTGGAAGCGAACCCGATAAAATGGATTCAGTATTTTTTCCCGAAATACGCCAAATATCCGTTCGCATCATTCCATGAGCGGGCTATTCTCCGCATCATAGAGCATGATGAATGGTACGAGGTGTTATCCTGGAGCCGTGAACTGGCAAAGTCTACTGTGGCTATGTTCGTCCTGATGTATCTCGTCCTGACGAAACGGAAGAAATTCGTGGTTCTGGCATCTGCAACGAAAGATTCAGCAATTCGGCTGCTAGCCCCTTTTAAAATTAATTTCGAGTCTAACCCCCGTATCCGTCAGTTCTATGGCATACAAGTAACTCTTGGAGACTGGACAGAAAGCGAATTCAAATGCCGTTGTGGGGCTAAATTCGTCGCTCTGGGTGCAGGGTCTGCACCACGTGGTGCAAGGAACGAAAGTGTCCGTCCGGATGTCATCTATATGGATGATTATGATACGGACGAAGACTGCAGGAATCCGGACACACTGAAGAAAAAATGGGATTGGTTTGAGGGAGCATTATATCCGACCCGGTCCATCTCTGAACCGACACTGATCTTATGGTGTGGAAATATCATAGCAAAGGATTGCTGCATCAAAAAGGCTGGTGTCAAGGCAAGGCATTGGGATATCGTCAATATCCGTGACAAACATGGAAAGTCCACATGGCCGGAGAAAAATACAGAACAGCAGATTGATACTGTTTTGGGGAATATATCGACAAAGAATGCCCAGGCTGAATATTTCAACAATCCTATTTCTGACGGAGACATATTCAAAAATATTCCGTTCGGTAAAATACCGTCTCTGAAAAAATTCAAATTCCTCATGATTTACGGCGATCCTGCCTACTCTAATACCAAGAAAAAAGCAACCTCTTTCAAGGCGGTATGGCTCATCGGTCGGTATAAGGGCACTTATTATATCATCAAGGGATATCTGGACCGTGTACTCAATTCCGTATTTATCGGATGGTATTTTGACCT